CTTCTTGTTTTAAACCTAATGCTTGTAATGTTCTTGTATGTATATCTCCATTAATAACATCATCAGCGTACTCGCCACCATCATAAGCAGAAATATAATGACCTAATATTCGTAATTCTATTTGTGACATATCAGCTCCAACTAAAACATGACCTTCGCTTGCACAAAATAACGAACGACACTCCGGACCATATTCTAAAATTACTGCAGGTACTTGTGCTAAGTTAGGATTACTGTGTGTGGCTCTACCTGTAATGGCGCCATTAATATTTATTGAACCATAAACTCTATTTTGTTTTTCTAATTTTAACCAAGCATTATTACCTTCAGCTATTTGCGCTATACGTTTTTGTATCATAAAATATCTTGATAACACTTTAGCTTCTGGCCACTCTAACTCTTTTAAAATTTCGTCATCAACTTTAGCTCTACCATCTGGTGTGAATTCTTTTGGTTTCCAATTACGATTTTCTTTTAATCTGAAGGCAATATGATCTCTTGAGTTAGGATTAAATTGTATTTCTTTCTTTTTAATAAAAGCAACACCAGCTTTATAACCCATTTTTTTATTATCTCTTTTAGGCACAAACTTTGTTTCTTCAATCCAAGGCGGAAAATACTTTTGTAATTCTAATCCTAGTTTTTCTCTTTCTGCTGACAAATCAGAATATAATTTTTTAGCAGCGTCAGTATCAAAGCCAATACCATTGGCCATCATTTGAGTACATAACAATTGTACTTTGTGTTCTAAGTTTAAAGCTTCATCTGAATATTCTTTACTTAATATTTTATTATAAAGTGTATGAGTTACATGAACATCTTGCTCACAATACTCTAGCATTTCAGGTGTAAATGTGTCCCATGATTGTGGCTTTTCACCTTTGTGCATTTTAAGTCTGTAACCCCAAGCCTTTAATGACTGCGAACCTATTAAGTTTTTAGGAAAACCAGTGTGCATTAATTTAAAATCTATTTCTTTTACATGTGCGTATATTAAACGAGTTGCTACAAGTGTATCAAACAGTTCAGCTTTAGGTCTAAACTTTAATATTTTTTCTATAACAGGAATATCAAATGCTATAATGTTATGACCTATTAACATCTTTGCATCTTTAATTTTTTCAATACAAACATTTAAGTCTGTAAATACTTCGTTAGTATTAATATCTTTTATTACTATGCAATGTATTTTTGTAACTTTTTCTAATAAGTTATCGCACTCTAAGTCTAAAATGTAATTCATTAATTTAACCTCACATATCTAACTTCAATCAAAAAAGCATATACACTCATTGTTGAAAGTATGTTTAACATATCCATTATTATTTCTGCGTCCTCTTCTCTGTGTACATAAAGGTACTGCATTTTATTTTCTTTACGAGCTGCAGTAATTGACTCACCAATTTGTGACATAATGTAATCACTCCATTTGGTACTGTAGTAATCAAATCTCTTCATGCTCTTGCAATCGCCCAGTTGTTGGATCAAAGTTTATTCTGCCACATAAACCTGTTTCACCGGACCAACGGTTTTTTAAAACTCTTACTGATGTAACGTTTTGTGTTTTTGCTGATTGCTGATTTCTTTCTAAGCCTATTACAATATCACTAAGTTGTGCTATTCCATGACTACCACGTAGTTGACCTAATGAAGTTGATGCACCTTCTTCATGGCCTTTATCATTAAAGGTTCTTCTCAAATGACTAACTACTATTAATGCTATACCAGTTTCAGATACTAAAGATCTTAATCCTGTCATTATAGCATCTAAGTTTCTACGTTCATCACCGGTTTCATTACCTGATATTACAATACTTAAATGATCTAAAAATATATATTCACATTGTAAAGCTTTAGCTAAGTATCTTATCTTAGATAACAAATGACCTTGCTCTAACGAACCAAAGTGATTGTATAATAAAACATTACCATTATTAAATAATGATTTAAAAGCTTCTGACAATTTTTTCTTATCTTGTTTTTCTGTAGATAAATGTAGCGGTGTATTTAATTCTAAACTTAATAAGCTTTCAGCTGACTTTTGTATACTTTCTTCTAATGCTATGTAACCAATTTTTTTGTTTTGTTTAATAAGATTAAAAGCTAGCTCACGACAGAATTGACTTTTACCAATACCTGTACCTGCTGTAATTGTAACAAGCTCACCTTTACGCATACCTTTTGTTTTCATATTCATTGATGGAAAAGGATAATTTATAGTTTCAACGACTTCTTTATTAACAACTTTATCTAATAAATCAGCCGCATCAATTATACCATCAGGTCTAAATACTTTTGCGTCCCATAAACAATTTAAAAGTTCTTTTGTTTTATCTGCTACTAACATTTCGTTAGCATCTTTCATTGGTAGTCTTGCTATCTTAGCTTGACCCGGTTGAAATAACTCTGCTACTTGTTTAGCAGCTTTTATTCCGGGCTCATCTTGATCAAAGCAAATTATAATTTCTTCAAAGCCTGACAAAAATTCGAGAGATTTAGTTACATCTTTTACTGCTGAGTGTGCACCATTTTTTAATGAAACAACTGGCCATTGGTTACCATATACTTGACTAACACTTAAACAATCTAGCTCACCTTCAACTATCGTGATACGCTTGCCGGCATCTCTAAATAACTGCTCACCAAATAAACCTGTACTTCTTGCATCACCTAACCATGAAAATCTTTTATCTTTAAATCTTAATTTATAAGTATCATTACCGTAATCAGCTACATGTACTAGTTCATCTTTGTATTTAGCAAATTTGTAATTGTACTTTTTGCAAGTATCAATTTTAATTTTTCTAGAAATTATTGGCTTGTATTCTTGTTCTGTAAGTTCGTTCATATTTGAATTTTGTATTGCTGGAGTTGTTTGCTCTGCGTGTTCGTAGTATTGACAGCCAAAACAATAGGCGTGCATATCGTCATATCGAGCTAAGTTGTCCTTTGAGTTACACGATGGACAAGGTTCGTGTCTTAAAAATTTTGCGGAAGTTTGCATGTTACCTTTCTATAAATTGAAATACGCGCGAGGATATTTTTATTACTTCAACATCTATGCGATACAGCAGTCAAGTTAACTGGGTCGGCCGGTTGAAGTAACTACGCGTCCTCGCCGTAGATCACTCTTTTTCCAATACAAACCGCTAGGTTTATACGGCGGTACTAAGTATTACCCTTTAAACGCGCACTTTATTTGGTTTACAAATCATATCGAAAGGCAAAATGATTGTAGATCTTCATCTACTATGACTGCATACCATCTAAAACTAGTTGTTCTGTTGGGTCATCTGATCGCAAAGCTTTCTCCCACAATAGATTAACCAACTGCTCACCATCTTTTAAATACGTAGGTGATTTTTCATCTCTAAAATAATCAGCTTTTTCTAAACAAACTTGTGCTTGTTCAAACTGCTGCTTGTACAAATGTTGAGAGCCAACAGTTAAATACAGATGACCTAAATCGTATTTAATATTATGTTGGCTCTTTAATTGTAACAACACATACAAGGAAATCATTGAGAAATTGTAAACATCGTAAACCCAACCAAGCCAAGCATCACTAGACCTCATTGTAGCCATACAATTTAATTGATTATCTCTAATTANAAATTGTAAACTTAATGTACAAGGTACATCATTAGTTTTTCTTGGGTTCTCACGCCATATATTAATTACTGCTTGTCTTGATGACGGGTCGTCTTTTAATGTTTGTATAACGTATGGTAGTTGATCTACTACTTTAACACCATAAGCTCCAAAAAATCTAATACCATCATCACTAAATTTTGTAATCATTTTAGAAAATGGCGCTATTGTTTTAACTCTATTATCACCACTTAAAATCCAAGCTGCTTCTGCAAATCTAAATCTTTGACCTATTTTTCTAGATTTAATGTTAACCATTGGTTCGTTCATATTAATTTTAGTTGATACACATAGCTGCTCTTTAGTTTCAATACCTCTTGGTGAAACAGTTGGGCATTGTGTAATCATATTTAATAATGACAACCACAATAAACTTGTAGAATTTATTTTAGTTTTTACTTCTTCTTTATTTTTGCTCGTAGATTTCTTTTTTGATGAACTCATCTGTATTAACCTCCGCATAATTAAAAATTGTAAAGTATGGAAACATATTTTTTAACAAAACGTAGGCATCATAAACTTTACCTACACTTTCAAAGTCTTCATCACCGTCTTTTCTTCGCTCTTCAAATCTTGAAATAACTTTAGCTTTAGGCGGTAAGCATAAAATAAATTTTGTATTTGTATCTCGTCTAGCTTCTTGTTCCATTTGATTTATATTGTAAGCTGGACCACTTCTAAATATTGTGCTGTAAATTAATTCACTAGGCCAATGTCTATCTATAATTACATTTTGTAGTTTTAAAGTTTCAATATGTGGCTTGTAAGCATGCTTGTATTGACCATGATGTATGTAAAGATAATCAACTAATTTACCTTTTAATGCTGTTGCTAATGTTGTCTTACCTGCACAGTCTGGTCCTTCTAAAATTATTTTCATATTCCTAACTCTCTTATTGTTGATTTTATTTCTAGTTGTCCGTACTTAAGAATTAAGTCGTTAACTAATTTGTTTAATGCTTTTGTTTGCAGCTCATTAAATTTTTTGTGTCCTACTAAAGCGATACCTATTGTTTCGCCTTTATCATCATCAAGGTTAAAACCTATTTGATCTACATGTCTTCCTTTTTTAACATCACCATCAATAGTAATAATAAAATGATAGCCAATACCTAACAGTCCTGATTTTCTATGCTGCGCATCTATCTGTTCTTTTGTTACATCTAAATTTGTAGGTGTTTTTGTTGAATCTATAAAAATGTATTTAGTCGACTTCCGGTTTTTTAGGCCTGACGTCTGCTTCAGCAATCCACTCTTTTGGTATTGTTTCTTTTGCATACTTAAATCCGTTTGTTTGACACCACTTAGCGTAAGTAGTTTTTGATATTTTACTGATACGTTGGTTTGGGTTTGAAAACACAAATCTAATATCAATGTTAGGGTACTGCTCTTTAACTTGCAGATGCTTCTGTCTATCTTTAGTTAAAAATCTACCTTTCGCTTCAATGACAATGCCGTTTGGCAGTATAAAATCTGGTGTGTATCTCGAATTTTTTGCTGGTCTTAAATATCTAATTGTAAAAGACTCATAACTTATAGGAACGCCTAGCTTTTTTAATTGATTAGCTATGCGCTCCTCAAGCCCACTTCTAAATAAAGTCTTCTTTTGAAGTTTCATTTACAGGTGTTGTTTTTATAGAGGGTTCAGTTTGTTCTTCAGCTACATGCACGTAACCTTTTTCTTCTTTGAATCCTAAATTAGCCATGCTTGGCATTGGTTTAGATTGAAGTTCTAATATTTGAACACCAACTAACCTTAATGAAATACCAGCACCAGTAGTTGCAACATAATATGGTATTAAGTCTGCAGATACTTTTACTTTACTGCCACCGTAGACAATCATATCTGTCATTGGTTGACCTGAGCTATCAATTACAACTGGTCTAATTTCAACATCACCAATTTTGCCTTTCATCTTTATTTTAAATAAAGTTTTACCGTTTTCTGAAACGTAAGGCTTTGGACCTGGTTTTATTGTTTTACCTTTATTTAACTTTTTCTGTTCAGCTAAATTTTCGGTATATGCATTATCAATAACTGAAACAAATTCTTTTGCTTCGTTATCATCAACATAAATATTACAACTATAAATTCCATTTACTTTATCGAATTTATAATCGGCGTCCTTTAACCAAGGGTAACTTGCGATACCGACTGGAGTTGTAATACGTTCGTATTTTCTTTTACTTGACATATTTTCTCCTATTATTAATGTATCTATATGTGTATCTAATTCACGAGTGTATATATTTAACTGAAAAAATATTTAGCTTTAGCTATTTCCTCAATATCCAAACTACCTTTTTGTGGTAATGGTGGAATCTTGTGTCTTTTTTTCTCGGGAATTAATGCTGTAATTTGGTCTTTAAAATGTTCTAACGGATCCATCTCAGTATACATTTGTATAAATGCAGATCGAGCTGCGCTGTTTAAATGGTCCATATCGCATGGAAGTGTTGCGTATGAATCGTGAACCATACCAAAATCTTTAACACCTTTTTGTAAACAATGGTCAATCGTTAAGAACATGTGCGTAGCATCAAGTGAATGTACGAAGTTCGGCGATATTCCATTAGCTTGTTTACGCTTATTTATTTTATCTGTGTTCGATCTAATTCTTATTCGACCCATCATTTTAGTTTTTACAATCATATCTTTTTGAGAGTAATAAGCTTGTTTGACTGGAAAGCCTAAAGGTGTGGTCCAGTGCACAGGTGTTTTGGTAGATGCACAAAGTCTTGCAACTTTTTGTAGCCAGTCCATAGCTTCACGAGCTTTAATAACTGTATTACCAATACTATCCCAAATAACATTAGCTAAAAATATATTAGCTTTAGGTCTATCGTTAAATGGTGGTGTGTCACCTTTTTCTTCTCGATCAGAAACATATTCGTCTACAAACTCTACGCAAGAGTATCTTGTTCCACCATAAGGTAAAACCATAACACTTCGTTTAGTAGCTTTCCTATCAATACCCCAACTTAACCATTCTTTTGCTATTGGGTCTGATGATGCTTTTAATTTTGAAATAACAGTATCAGCAACTACTTGATAAATATCTTCAGGTGTTTCGTTATCTGTTAAGTTAACTGCTTTACCACCAACTTCATCACGAAGTACAGCTGAAAAGTTTTGCAAGCCATTACATGAACCGTCAATATTACAGGGTAAACCAGATTCATAGCTTAAACCATAACGTAACATATTTTCAAATTCAAATGTTGCTGCTAAAAATTGCCAAGGCTTGTCTGCTTTCTCCCAAAATGATGTTTTAAATGGATCTCTAGCTGATGCTACTATTGCATCTTTGTTATTATGGACCCATTTAATTCTATCATCTAATGAGATTTTATCTTGGCCATAAGTATTCGCTAATTGTAAACACAAATATCTTTCGCCAACTTCACCTAAAGGTTTTTTGTTAGCAAATAAATGTAAAGCTTTTGCAAGGTCTGTACCTTGTGGATTAAAATAACCAGTAACATAATAAAATCTATCTCGAAAACAAAGCCTACCAACGTGATGTATTCTATCTTCATCAACGAACTTATTAGCAATATAAATTGTATTAGCTTCTGCAAGTCGTTTAGATCTAAGCTTTTGATTTTGTGTGTAAACAATAGTAGCTTCAGATTTCCATTTAGAAAAAGCTTTTAATTCTTCTTCAGTTTTATTTTTATTTTTTATGCTTGCTGGTTTGTTAGGTAAATCCATTAGTTTAGATGTAATCAAACCACCACGATTTCTTGAGTCATCATTAAATACAGTTTTAGCTACATTTAATATTTCTCTATTAACTTTCCAAGGTGTGTCCTGTATTGTATTTAAACCTTGATAAACTCCAGGCATATCAAAGTTTTTAAGCTCTTCAATATAAGTTCTATGACTAGTAATATTATTACCAGTAACTAAAAACATTGGTTCAATGTGTTTGCTTATGTAACCTCCACCTATGCTTGTTTTCCATTTTCTAGGCTTACAAAGCATCGGGTAAAATTCCGGGTCAAAAAACTGATTAAAATCTCTAACGTTTTTAATCCACTCTAAAGTTTTGTCGGTCGCTGTAAGTACATTATAAGCTCGTTTTCTTTTAAATATCTTTTCAACTTGGACTAGTCCTGTTGCTTCAATAAATAATGATATTAATAATTCTCCAACAAGTAGCTTATCTCTGACAGGCCATTTATCCCATTCAAAGCCTGTTCTTTTACTACTTAACAACAGTTTCCAACGTCTATATTCGTAATGATTAGATCGCTTATCTAAATCTTTATTAACTTTATCAAACAAAGCTTTATTAGTTTGACTAAAAGATTGAAAATAAAGCTCATCTTCAATTTTGCTGCCGAGTGATATTGCTTGTGCTGTAAATTTTCTGACAGTAGTTACACTATCAATAATCTTTTTAGCTGCAATAACTGCTATTAACTTAGCGTCTAACTGATCTAAATACTTCTTAGCTACAAATTTAGGACCTCTATTATTTTCATTTAAAAAGTTTTCTATAACGACTTCGTACTTATCAATACTAGCTTTTAATAACTTTTTGCCATGAGTAGTCATACTCTCACGTTCTTTGTTTATTGACTTATTTTCTCTATCTAAAGTTCTTTTGCCGCCTCGATTTCTCATCTCAGCTTCGTTCTCTATTTGTCTTTCTACTTTTTTCTTATAGTCACTTATACTAGTCACCATTTTGCCTCCATAGTTGTATTAGTTACACTAATGAATACTTACATTTTTAACTGGTTATTGCATAGCAACTTACTGCTATACACCAGTGTAAATGTCCATTAAGTGGATTTTAAGTCTGTTGGTATTACAAAAATCATCATAGAATAACAAACTTATTATTAAAATCCTATGACTTTTGCCACTTTGTCACCGTAACGGTCACTACTATTTTCTAAAGCTTTACGAGCTTCAGTTTTATTTCGTGGCGCTAAATGAGCATATCTAAGTGTCATTTTAATTGTTTTGTGTCCCATTAATTCTTGTATCACAGTTATACCAATACCAGCTTGTACTAATCTTGACGCAAATGTATGTCTAGTACAATGAAAAGTAAATTGTTTATCGTCCTGTAAACCTAATTTAATCTTACCAAAATTCCAAGCTTTTCTTAAATGCTCATCTGATATATTAGCAAACGGATAACGACCTCGCCTTGCAAGTATTTTAAGTGCTCTGTCAGTTAATTCAATATATCTAGGAAACGGTGCTTTAGCTTTAGTAGTCATTATAGTAAGCATACGTCCATCAATATCTCGTTCTTGATCTATTCTTTTAAGCTCAGATTTACGACCACCACAATCATTACCAAATGCTGCTAAATCACCAACATCATAGTATCGTTCAGAATACAATGCTGCTAAAAATCTATTTTCTTCTTCACGCTTAAAATATCTTATTCGACCTTGACCTTCAATAAACCATTCTATTTCAGGTTTTGATTTTATATAGTTTCTTTTTTTAGCATGACTTAATATTTTAGATAATGCTGCTAATTTTCTATTGCATGTACTATCTGCATTGCCATCTGATTTCCAGTCTTCAATTAAATTATCAATTACTTCTTCGTCGATTGTTGTTATCTTTTTATGTATACCTATTTGTTCAACAATGTTTTTAGCTGTTCTTAAACCACACGGATCTTTCCATTTATGTTGCATCTGCGTAAATATTGCGTGAATGGATAGATCTTTACGTGCTAAATCAAGCTCCTTACAAATATGAAGCCAACTTTTACCTTCATTTAAACCTTTCTCACAATGCGCTTCAGCTGCTTTAGCATCAGTTACATCACCAAGTATTTGAGTTCTGTATCTTTTGCCTTTGTGAGTAATATCTAATTGAAAACCTTTGTTTCTTTGTCTATAAGCCATATAATTACCTTTCTAAATGTTTGGCCTCATGCTGAAATTGGTAGACAGTCACGACTTAAAATCGTGTGGATTTTATCCGTCCCAGTTCGAGTCTGGGTGAGGCCACCAATTAATTTACCCATATATTTTCTAACGAATTATAAAACTGTTTACCTTTTGGTGTTAAGTAAACAAGCTTTCGTCTTCGTTCCATTGGATCTTCTTTTGACGCTAGTAAGTTTGGACCTTTAACTTTTTTTCTAGTCCAATCAGTAAAGAAAGCTACGTTACGGCTGCAACTAGCTTGACTAACACCAAGTAAATTTGAAAGATCTGCCATTGGTACTTTATCTTTTTTATCCATAGCTATTGCTAAGAACGTTTGAACTGTCTGAGCTTGTATTTCGTTATCAAGTTTTCTAAACTCAGCCATAAACTGAAACATAGTAGCTCCAGGTATTTTGTGTATTATGTTTTTTATCATTTTGCCTTTTTTTTATTTGCTCGTTTATTTGGTCTAATTGCGGCTTTCATTTTAAACATCAGCTACTTCTTTAAAATTTAAAACTTTACCAACATCGATATAGTTTTGTTCTAAAGTTTGTAAAGTAGTTAATCTATAAATTTTACATCTTGAAATATATTTACTAGCAAGCATAGCTTTAACAAATTGATTTGCTTTTTCTTCATTTGGATATTCAATAATAACTGCTGCATCATATTCTGAATCTAACGATATACCATTTCTAATAATGTATTCGCCTCCAAAACTTTGATTAAGTTTTTTAAATTCTATCATTTGATCTAATTTTTGTTTTGCAGTTAAGTGACGTTTAAAACTATCGCTATGTTGTCCTAAGATTAATAACTTACACATTTTGCCTCCAATTTTTAAGTTGTACTAGATTTATCCTTGTTTGTAAAGCTTGCACTAAAGAAAGTATTACACACACAAGTAGGACAATTTATATGACCTGCTGATGTATTTATAAAATGATTACCATTACAAGTAGTGCATATTTTTTCTTTAGCTGCTTGTTCAGCTAGTTTCTTTTTTTCATACATACGAGCTTTATTAGCTGAGTGTACAAAGCCTATAGCATCATTAAATTCAGCCATTATAGACCTCCAAAATTAGAATAATAACAAGCGTCATTCATTAAACAAACGAACCACGTTAATCCCCAGAAAAATCCAATAGTAGCAAGTACGCCTATTATTGAACCTATTGTTTTTAATGTTTCCATTATTTACCTTTCAGTGTGTATTGTTTGCATAAGTGTATGATTTAAGAGACAAGGAAACATTAAAGCTGCTTTGTAGAGCAACTGGTTTCCTTGCCTCAACACACACTGTACATTTTTTGTTTTGAAATTATTATTTAACAACGGTTTATTGCTGCTCATTATATTAACTAACAAAAGGAGCATAGCCTTGTGAGCATTAGGTAGTAATAATTTCATAATGTTGCTACCATAATTCATTAATTTTTGTTTTGATGTTTGGTTAGGTCTATTGATCTGGTTGACCCTGCTTTGTAATTGTTAGGATAATGTTTTCCAGGCATCTCACAATTAAGCAACCAGATGTAATTAACATTAAGCATTTTAAATAAGTCACCTGTTGCATCTTTGTAACTGTAAGCTTTAATGTTAAACTTAAATTCTTCTTTATTGATCGTATGACCAAAAAATCTATATTTTAAAAGATTCTTATCGATCCGTTTGCTAACAATGTTTAGCTCTACTGTTTTAATATCATTCATAAGTTTTGTGCTCCTGAACAACTATTGATGCATCAACCTCGTATTTCTTACCGTTGTCGCCATCAATGTTTATTGTTGATTTATTGATTTGAGTTATTACACCGTATGTATTGTATTTATTTATGCGTACAGTTTGACCTACGGTAAACTCAGTTAAGTTCAATGTATCATTTGCCATAGTGAAAACCTTACACTAGTGTAAAGAATAAAAGAACCTAGATGTGTCCCTATTTAATGTGCATAGTTGTCACAGCCCTCAGCTATTAATTTTGCTTAAGGTATACAGCACCAGTTTTGATTTTGATTAACAACGAATTTGCTTACGGTATATATGAGAGAATTTTGAGCTCAGCTATGTACAAACTGAGCTCAAATTTGATAAGATTTATAGCTTTACTTCTTTTTTTAGTTTTTTAACAACTTGGTCCACAAGTTTTGTGAGTGTTTTTTCTTCACTCTCTCGTATTATTGCAAGATCTTGAAGTTCATTAACTAAAATATGAACGACTTTACCTATAGGAATTGCAACAATTAGATTTTCTACTTTTCTTTTATAGATCATTATTGCACCTCCCTCATAACTCGATCAATATACTTCTTCTCAGCATTTCTTGCATCTATCTCCCAAGGCAAGTCCATATATTTTTTATGGTTCTGAGATGGTTTATATTTACGAATTGAAGTCTCTACTTTTTGAGATTCAACATCAGATATAAGACCTTTTTTATCTCTTTCTTTTTTAGTTGTTTTCCATTCAGTCCAAACTTGATAATTTTTCTTTTTTGGATCGAACTTCAACATTCCAGTCTCGTATTGTAACGCGTGTTGACACTCGTGTATGATAGTTGAAACGATACTTTTGATGTTCTTTGAACGAATATCAATCGCAACTTCTTTTCTACCATCAGCATAAAATCCAATAGTATTTCCTCTAATATTTCTAATAAAGAAATTTAACTTATCAGACTTTAAACCCATTATTTTTTTAGTTACGTCATAAGCTTTAATGAAAGTATCTATATTTTTAAAATAGAACTCTCTTAAGTTTTTAAAGTCACGATTAACTGAACCAGTAACAAATAAGTCCTTTCGATCTTCCTTAATTGGTACATACTTAGGCATTTTTACTCCTTTTGTTTTTAGTTTTACTTAAGGTATTCTCAAGCAGATTTATCATTTTAAATAAATCTCAAAGCGCACTTTGAAATGCGCTTTAAGTCTTATTTAAAGTTCTTCAGAATCAAATTCAGACAAATGTATTTCTTCATCTGTCCAATTTTCTAATTGCAATTGATTTTCAGCTTCTTCTAAAGTTAAAGCTTTGATTGTTTGATAATCAACAATTGTTTGCGTTCTAGTAAATCTAAAAGTTTTAAGTTTATGTAAAGATTTAGATTTAAAATTATTAAAAGAACTTCTTAAAGTTGATTGATAACGCTCTTCGTGTTCAGATATTAAATTAACTTCACAATGCTCTTGAATGTAGTCAATAATCAAATCTGGATTATTTTGTCCGAAACGATCAAAGCTTATTACATAATTTTCATTATGATCACTTAAATTAAATATAAGATAATTTCCTAAACTATCTTTAATGTAATTAACTTTTTGATTAATATCATTAATGTGGTTTATTTTAACTTCAACTATTCCATTAATTGAATCAGTATCTCCGAGAGATCTTATTTTAGTTAAAGCTTTAAGTTCATC